GGACGGTATCTGTACCTTGGAATCAACCTGTCAGAAGTCTGAGTGTCTGGCCCATTGTTCACCACTTGCGGGAATCCAACCGCCTTAGCTACAAATAAATCTTCAAGCACAGAAGGCCAAGTATATTGCCTTGTGTCGTAGTAGAAATTGAATGGGACTCTACGCTGCTCTGGGGTTCTTGGCCTACCAAAAAATAACGTAACGTGGTCAGCGTCAGGCTTTTCAGATTTTAGATAGACGTAGTTGCCATAAGCAGGGAACTTTGAAAGCATCTCACGCCCCACTGTCCATCCGCACTGATTGAATGATGTTGGACGCGCACCAACAAGTGATGCGCTTTGAGCAGAAATCAGCGTCGAGCCATCTGGGAAAACCAATTCAGGACCGATGTAGTCCTGTGGCACTCGCACAGAGAACATAAACTCCTCTTCATGCGGAGTCGGCAACAGTTGGAAATTGCTAGCCATTAGACCGTTTCAGGTGGGTTATCTAAAATTTGATCGCCAGTCAGATATTCAGCGTAGAGGTATCGCGGAGCAGCACTCGCCCCTCGGTCAAATTTCCAGAATGTACGCTTGAGAAACGATTGACGAAGTGGCGCATGGGCAACTTCATCACTTTGATTTGTCACAGTAATTAAAACATTGTTACCTGTGGTTGTGGCTGATGCAATTCCAGGACCACTGTACGACATAACTGAATTTGATGACTCCAACAATCCAGATAGGCCACCACCTTGCTTCGTTCCATCAACATTGCTGGAAAATATATCCCGATACTCGCTAGACCAAACGCAAAGATCTGGCTGGCTGACGATACCCGCTCCCGCTGAGATGTTGGTGCCAAGTGCAACTGCGGAACCTCCTGGTGTGAGGGCAAGTTCGCCAGTCGCTCCACTGGCATTGATAATGTAATAGCCTACCCCAAGAGAAATGCCACTCCCTCCTGTTTTTTGGCTCAATGTGAGGATTTGACCGTCAGCCAAAGTCGCGCCGGTAATCGTAACAATGTTGGTTGATGCAACACCAGTGACGCTTGCGTAAGCGGTCTGGTTGCTGGTCAGAGTCACGTCAATGACTTTGGAGGCTTTCTGCCAGCGGCGGTCCTTTCGATAGAGATAAATGTCCGTTGCCATATTTTTTACCATATCCGCTTGACTGAATGGCGCAAGTGAGATTATGGTTAGATCGAATTCAATCTGGTTTGCGCTGTGGAGCAGTGCATTCTGCCCATTGCAAGCCACTGAGGCCGACATTGCTCCACGATGTCGGCCTCTTTGCGTACAGTGGGCATCCCCACACTAAAAGTTACCAGTTTTTCAAAAACTGGCGTGTAACAGTAGGAAACCGTTTGTTTTGACGAGCCTATATGTGAAGGAGCGGGGCCAATCTTACCGACTGGCTTAATGCATTCCAGCAATGGAGTCTGCCGGAGTCCACGAAAGAAGACTAGTCTAGGTCAGGTGACCGCTGGACGTGCCGGATTCGGGAAACCGAAGTGTTGAAGGGCGATGATTCCCGCGTGGAAAGTCTCACTAAAGCACTAACAGACTTCCTTAGCCGGGGTCTGTTAGTGCATCGAAACGAATTAAGCCCGTTGGAAAGTAAATGATTAAACCAGCCTACAAACTAGAGATTGAACAGAGCGGACTGACGCAAAAAAAGTGGTACGCCAAGGTGTACCTGAGATCAGAGCATTGGAGCATATTGAGAAGCGCAAAATTTAGAGAGGTTGGTAGGAAATGTGAGATTTGCGGAGAAACAGAGTCAATCGAGGTTCACCATATTCGATACCGAGATATTTACGATGTGCGGACAAGCGATCTTCAGGTTTTGTGCTCTGCACATCATGCGGAGGAGCACGGTTTGAAAAAGAAGCGAAAACAGAAGTCCAATAAGAAAAAAGCGAAAAATAACTCAATTCTCAATGAACATCCAGATTCTATACCAAGCTCGTACCATGATTTCAGAGCGAAGATTGATCCGCTATACCCATTTGAGAGCGCACAACAAGCCCTTCCAAAAGTCCCGATCAAGGATAGAAATCGAACCATAAATCTTCTTGTAAAAGAGTTGAGGCAAACGCTTGGAAAGAAGGGAAATAAAAAAATACTTATGCGCCTTCGATCTTTAAAGAATGGCAAAACAGCAAAATCTTACCGATTAATATTGGGCATCGGTCCAACTAACTCAGTTACAAAACCAATTGATCGACATGGGTCAAAACCTGATAGTAAATGGAACGCCAACAAGTTTAATTTTGAGTGGAATGAATGGATTAAAAGCATGCCAAAAATAATTGATACTGTTGAAAGTTTTAGAAATTGTTATGGAATCAACTTGAGAGCAAGGCATCAACGATTTTTAGATGGTGTCTCACTAGTATGGAAAAAGCCATGTATCCCAACTGAATAAATGCAAACTTCACTGAAAATATGATGATCCGCTACTACCGCCTCCCCAACGGTTCAATCTTTCGCTATCACGGCGTCATGATGCTCAAGAAGTCTATATTCAAGGCGGTGACGCACTCATTCACCCTTGGGAAGAATAAGACCATCAGTGTCCTCATGCTTCCATTCGTTAAAGTTGAAGTAGTGAAAACGAAATAATTTGCATCGCGTTAAATAACGTGATAAGATTGATGACTATATGAAACCAATACAAGTAAAAACCACGCAAGGTCAACGCTATCGTATCCTCCGAGAGATCAACTGCTTGAGTCAGCAGGCAGTGAATGAGCACATGGGACGTGCTTCCAGTTGGTGCTCTCAGCTAGAAAAAGACTGCTTTGAACTGACTGTTGATGCCGCATTAAAAATGGCAAGGATGTACAAGTTAACTCTTGGTCAGCTTATTGGAGAAGAAGCGATAGAGGTTGTGTTGATGCCAAAAGTGAACGGATTTTGATTAATAAAATGAACAATAAAATAGAACTGATCGAGGCAATCCATTCAAGCACACGCTTGAGGCTTTTGGACATTAATATGAAACGGATTTTCTAATTATCCACCATGAGACAATCTGCTCTAAGATCTGATCAAGAAATCATTGATGAAACCAACCAACTGGCTAGAACCCTATACAGGATTCGCGGCTACAATGTTGGAGTAGGCTACCGCTTCGATTTAGCTACCCATCCGCACGAAGTGGAGGCTTGGCGCGGTGCATGTGCGGCTCAAATGATGCTCACTGACACTGATCCACAAGACGCTCTGGATGAACTGAACGATTCGGAGAACCAAAAGATCAGCGACGACTGAGCCTTGGCGAAAAAGTTCGCTGCATCGGACGTTCGGCTAAGCAGCCCACAGGCCAGCCAACTGCTTGAATCTCTTCTGCAATGGATTTGGTTTGTCTGGATTGTGATTTCCAGGCTTGTCGATACTTGAGAGGCCATGCTTCTCACGGCAAAGCTCAATTAGAACGCAGGCGCTATCATAAACGTCCGGCGACTTACCTGTTCTGCGCTTCATATCGACTTTGGACTCAACCTTGATTCTTGATCCTCCATCAAGTGCCTTGTTGTCTTTGTACTTACGAACAGTCATCTCGTCAGCCATCTCCTTTGTGATATTGCGTAGCTGATCGCAGCGAATCAGTTCTTTGCCACAGCCCCAAAGTTCCGAGACCCTGTTAGCATACCTCACGCTTGATTTCTCACGATCCGCAGCAGACACAGGACGATCCGAAGCCTTACCACCGAAGTCCACACGCAAAAAGGTGTTACCCCACTTGCTCCACATGGCATCAGCGAAAGTCTTTCCACCACCGGCAGACGCATCAATTGCCACATCCTTGATGTCGATTCCATCCTTCTTGCAGATGTCTTTGATTTGCTCAATAAGCTGCGTAGTGCGGTCAACGTCGCGTTTACTGGCATCGTCATTGAGAAGGATATGGCGCTCAAATTTAAGCCGCTTCTTGCCATCAGTGCAGATACCAATGGAGCCAATCGTCATTACCGTTTTGTCACCACCACTGGTATAGGAAAGGTCGATGCCACACACCTTCGTTGGAATCCCCTGCCACACGCAATCCTTGGGCGTCTTGATGATTTCAGCGGGCGAATAAATATTGTCATCGTCTCCATCAAGCAAGAACGCACCAAGGACACCACGCCAGTAAGCTCTTGTATGCTGACCTAGCTTCTCTCGCTTTTCTTCCAACATCTCACGAGTCATCAAGAACGGGTAGATCACCTTACCCTCAATGATGTTTGGCGATGTTTCGTTATTGATGCGGATGACGTGAGCGCCTTTCCCTTTCCACTCGTCCCAATCTGGGTTGTAGCTGTCCCATCCTCCAGGAATAGGCTCACAAAGCTGCCCAAAGGTATCAAATGGCGAATTGGCGTTGGCTAGCGCGATAAGCTGGACGTTCGGATTCTGCGTCAAGTTTTCCTCAAACGTATTGATGATGGATGGCGAAAGTTCAGCGCACTCGTCCAGAACAACAATGAGCTTACCGCCAGGGCCATGCTTCTGACCTCGAATGGCGCGTGATGATTCAGCGGCTTTGCTTTGCTCACCTGGAAACAAACGGATGCCGTATTCG